GAAAGATCATAGAGCTGTTCTTGACGCGGTTGTGGTCCGGCCGCGACCGGCGAACGGCGGCACACGAAACAAATGAAGGAAAAATGATCGATGCGGACCAACTCGCTCTCAAGATCCTTCACGAGGACCTGCGGGAATTAAAAGCCCGGGTCGATCAGCTATCGACGGACCTGGCCGCTGTCCGGGACGAACGGGCACAGCTCCAGGCGGAGAACACGATCCTGCGAAACACGGAAAAGCTACTCAAGGAGCGGGTCGATAAGCAGAGCAGGCGGATCGACAAACTCGAAACGGATCTCGAGGACACGAAGACGCTGCTCAACGAGGCGAAGTTCGCGATCAGCTCTCGCGACAAGGAGCTAACGACGCTCCGCAGCGAACTGAACCTGACGACGCGGGATCTGCTCGATCTCAAAAGGCAGTACACCGAGCTTGAGGCGGCGACGGCGGTGCACAACTCCGGAGGTTAGAAAAATGGCAAAGGCTCCAACATATCGAAACCGCATCGTCGGCCACGGTGAAAAAACGGCCTCGGAATTCCAGGCGAACCCACTGAACTGGCGGAAGCACCCGGAGCCGCAGCAGCAGGCGATCTGGGAACTACTGCGAACGGTTGGGTGGGTGACCGGCGTCATCGAGAACGTCAGGACCGGGAACCTGATCGACGGGCACCTCCGAATCGAGGAAGCCCTGGCGTCAACGCCGGAAGAGAAGATCCCGTACACGCAGGTCGACCTCTCCGAAGAGGAGGAACGAAAGATCCTGCTTCTTCTCGACCCGGTCGGATCAATGGCAACGGCCGATGAAGAGCTGATCCAGGAGCTAATCGCCATCGTTGGCTTGCAGGAGGACACGCTTCTCGACGCCCTGACGGCCTTTACCGATACCGGAATAAAGGCAGAGGACCTCGGGGAATCGTTCGAACTCCCGGCCGGGGATCGCGAACCGTTCCAGCAGCTGACGTTCACGGTGACGGACGAACAAGCTGAAACTCTGAAGGCGGCACTCGAAAAGGCGAAAAAGGCCGGGCCATTCGTGGACACGGGGAACGAGAACAGCAACGGGAACGCGCTAGCGCGGATCGCGGAAGCCTATGTCTAAGGTCAAGGACATCGTTATCAAGCTCGTGCCGGCGGCGACGGCCAATGCGTTCGTCCGCCGATATCACTACTCCGGGAAGGTGGTGAACAATTCCCGACTGCACTTCGGAGCCTTTCTCGGAGACAGGCTCCACGGCGTCATGTCCTTTGGCTCGCCGCTCGATAAGCGCAAGGTCCTCGGGCTCGTTAAGGGAACGCTCTGGAACGAAATGCTCGAACTGAACCGGATGGCATTCGACGATGCCCTGCCGAAGAACAGCGAATCACGCTCGCTATCCGTCGCCCTGCGGATGATCCGGAAAAACGCCCCGCACATAAAGTGGGTGATCTCGTTCGCGGACGGGATGCAATGCGGCGACGGCACGATCTACCGGGCGAGTGGTTTTCTGCTGACCGGATTTTCGTCGGCGTCTATGTACGAGCTCCCGGAAGATCTCGCAAAGATCAACGGCGGCCCTATCGCCCACCGACTCTCGCTCCAGTGCAAAACATCGACGCTCTCACGCGAGATAATGCGCCGGACGAAGGGCAAGAACCTCACGAATTCGGAGTACTGCAATCTGCTCGGAATGAAGATCGTCCCGGGCTATATGCTCAGGTACATCTACTTCCTGCGGCCTGAGGAACGAGCTAATCTCACGGTCCCGATCCTTCCGTTCTCGGAGATCGAAAAACGCGGTGCCGGGATGTACCGCGGTGAAAAACGCGTGGCAAGCATAGATGGCGATGCGGCCGGCTTCCAGCCGGAGGAGAGCGGTTCGAGCCCGACTGCCACGCTCCAATAAAACTTGTCAAACAATAGGAGGTTGTCAGCAATGGTTGCCGGTGACGGCACAAAAAAGCGAGGAAAGCGACGATCGCCGCAAACGACAGCAAGGGTGATCGACCGCGGTTCGCGGATCCTTGAACTTAGAAAGAACGGTGCATCGCTGCGGGCCATTTCGGCCGCCTTGAAGAAGGAGGCCGAGGCGAAGGGCGAATCGGACCGGGGTTATAGCTACGAGCAGGTCCGAAAGGACTACAACGCGATCATCGACCTTCGGATCGAGGAACAGCAGGAAACGCTCGAAGAGATCCGTGCGATCTCGGCCGAGCGGCTCGAAGAGGTCCTTTTGCACTACATGCCTTACGTCCGGCTGAAGGTGGACGGTCTTACTCCGCGAAACGAGGTCGAACTGAAAAAGAAGGCCGGGGACACGGTGATCAAGGCGGTGAAGGAGCTGGCCGAGCTGTACGGGGCGAAGCGTCCGCAGAAGCTCGAGGTTACGGGCGAGGACGGCAAACCGCTGAACGTCGTGACGCAGGTGATCGTCGAGTTTACGAACGAGACCGGGGAGGACCGCGAATGAAGGGCCGAACGGAGTTCACGATGTGCCGGCGAAAGAAGCGGTACACGATCCGGCAGGCCCATCGCGTAGCCGGCCATTTGAACGAACGGCAGAAGAAGCGGGTCCACAGTTACCGCTGCCCGGTTTGCGGGCATTATCACGTTGGCGGATACGGAAAGAATGACCGTGAGCGCACAGATCCCGAAGATCAAACTGCCGCGTAAATTCGGCACGGTTTGGAACTCGCTTCGCCCGTATCAGATCTGGTACGGCGGCCGCGGTTCGGCAAAATCGTGGACGAAGGCAACGCAGTTCCTGCTCAAGGCACAGTCGCAGCGGTATTTCCGGGGCGTTTTTGCTCGCGACACGCAGAAGAACGTCCGGGCCTCGCAGTTCCAGCTTTTTAAGGACCTCGTCCGGCGCTTCCCGTGCTTTCACAATCAATTCACATTCCAAGAATCCGGGATGCGGATCACGTGCCGGGCGACGGGCAACTACATGATGGGTGGTTCGTTCGAGCAACCCGACACGCTTCGCTCGGTCCCGGACCCGACCGACTTCTGGGCCGAGGAGCCGATCACGCGGGAATCGCAGATAAACCGTCAGGACTTCCTCGATATCGTCGGCTCGCTGCGAAACCCCGAGGGGGTGCAGACGCAGTTTCATTTCACGTTCAACCCGATCTCGATGCAAACGTGGATCTACGAGGATTTCTTTCTCAAGAACCTCTACGACTGCGAAAAGCTCTTTATCAACTATTGGGAGAACCCGTACCGCCCGCAATCGACGATCGACTTCCTCGAGTCGCTGAAGATCATCGACCCGAAGCGGTACCGGGTCGATGCCCTCGGCGAATGGGGCATTGCCCACGAGGGCCTGATCTACAAGGACTGGGAGGCGGTCGACGAAATGCCGGAGCCGGATTACTACGGCGTCGATTTCGGCCACACGAACCCGGCGGCGCTCGTCCAGGCGGCGGTCCGCGACGAAATGGGGCAGCCGCGAAAGACGCTCTTCTGGCAGGAACTGCTCTATGAGACCGGGCACACGGAGGCCTCGCTGATCGCCCGGTTCCGCGAGATCGGGGTAAAGAAGCACATTCCGATGATCTGCGATAACGAATCGCCGGCGACCATTGAGGCACTTCGGCGGGCGGGTTACCGGGCGGTTCCGTGCAAGAAATACGCCGGAAGCGTTTGGGACGGAATCAACCACGTCCTCGACCACGAGCTAAAGATCGTCCGCGGATCGGAGAACCTCTTTGCGGAGATCGGCAACTACTGCTGGGACGTGCTGCCGAACGGAAAGCTTCGCGAGGAGCCGGAAAAGAACTCGGTCTGCCACGCACTCGATGCCGGCCGATACGCGGCCGAGGGGACGAAGCGAAAGCCGGGGCAATTCTACAGCTGGTAAACGACTATGACCGACCTAAAAAAAGCACTTGAACTGTTCATCGCCGTGCGGCCCGGCCGCGAGCACCTGATCGATTACTACGATGGGCGGCATCAGCTGATGTTCGCCACGGACCGTTTCAAATCGACGTTCGGCGACATGCTGAAAACAATGAAGGACAACCTTTGCCCGATCGTCGTCGAGGCGACGGCGGACCGGATGGAGGTGATCAATTTCTCTGGCAGCGAGGCAGAGAGCGAGGTTTCGAAGCGGGCTTGGAAGCTCTGGCAGCGGGAGCAAATGGAACTGAACTCCTACCGCCTGCACGTCGAGGCGATCCGATCCGGGGCCGGTTACCTGATCGTTTGGCCCGATGATGCCGGAAAGGCGAGGTTCTATGTGCAGGACTCGCGGAATTGCGTCGTCGTTCGGGATCCGGAGACGGACGCGATCCGCTTTGGGGCGAAGCTTTGGAAGAACGAGGAGAAGAAGCTTCGCCTCAATCTCTACTATCCGGAGAAGGTCCAAAAGCTGATCTCGAAAAACGCCTTCGAGGCCGGCGTCTCGCAGCTCCGCGAGGCCGAGTTCATTCCGCTCGACGGCGAACCCGAGACACCTAACCCATTTGGGGTAGTTCCGATGTTCGAGTTCGCGACATCGCCGATACTCGATAACGCCGTCCCGATCCAGAACGCCCTGAACAAAACAGTCTGCGACAAACTCGTGGCGATGGAGTTCGCGGCATTCCGGCAGCGGTACGCGACGGGGCTTGAGTTTCCGATCGACGAGATCACGGGCGAGCGAAAAATGCCGTTCAAGGCGGGAGTGGACCGGATCTGGGCAACGGACCGGCCGGAGGCGAAATTCGGGGACTTCAACGAGGCTGACCTGACGCAGTTTTTGAAGGTCGCCGATTCGTATCGCCTTGAAATGGCCCGCGTGACGGGAACGCCGCTCCACTTCTTCGCGATCGTTACGAGCGACGCGATTTCGGGCGAAGCACTCAAGACGCTCGAGTCGCGGTTCACGAAACGGATCATGCGGCTTTGTCTTTCGTTCGGCCCGGTCTGGGCCGAGGCGATGGAGTTCGCACTGCGGATCGAGGGCGCAACCGCTGGCGGTGACCTGACGGTCCAATGGACGCCGGCCGAACAGCGAAGCGAAAAAGAGGTCCTGGAAACGCTCGGGATGAAGCGAGACACGCTCGACGTGCCGGTCGATACGCTCCGCGAGGAGTACGGCTACACGGAGGAGGACATCCGAAAGTTCAACCGGGAGAACGCGATCATCGTGGAACCGGAACGCGGTGACGGCGAGGACGACGAATGACCGAGGCGGAGATCAAACGGGCGGAACGCGAGGCGGAGACCGATGCCGAATGGCTCGGGCTGCTCTTGCTCCTGGCGTTCCGAAAGAAGCGGGCCGCGGACGTGACCGAGGTGCGGTTTGACGCGGCGACGGGCCGATTCTATTTGAATGGCCGGGCGGTTTCGGTTCGTTCGATCCGGGCTTACCTGACGCGGATCGAGGACCGTATGGCCCGGAGGTTGGTCCAGACCACAACGCGGCTTGAAAAGGGCGAGATCACTCTCGCCGAATGGAAGCGGGAGTTTGACCGGACGGTGACCTCGACGCACATTCTGGCCGGGGCCTTGGCGCTCGGCGGGATCTCTGTCGCGGCCCGGAACGGCTTCACGCTCGAGCGGATCGCCGAGCAGCTCGTCTATGCAGACCGGTTCGCCGAGGACGTACGGAAAGGCCGGGCGGGCTCGCTCGCCAAGATGCGATCGCGGGCGAAGCAATATGCCCGGGCGGCGCACATCACTTTCTCGAACGCCGAGCAGCTCGCCCGACAGGCTTTGGGGGTCCAACGCGAGGCGATGCGGATCCGGCGGGCGGCGGAGAGCTGCCGGCCATGCATAAAGTTCAGCAACAAGTGGATGCCGATCGAGGCGATGCCGCCGATCGGATCATTTCCCAAAGAGATCGGCGGGTGCGCTCACTACTGCCGTTGTTATCTGGTCTATCGATGAAGGAAGAAAAGCCAAAACCGGTCGTCCGGAAGCTGACCGAGGCCGAACGCCTCGCGGTAGAGGAGCGCCGAATCGAGATCAATTATCTCCGGCATCTGAAGCGGAAGTATCCGGCCGAAGACGAGCGAATTTCGGCCGAGATCCGAACATCACGCAAAATCGGTTGACACAGACGCCCTTTTTCGGTTAATTTTCCGAAAGCGGCAAATGCCGCGGTGAAAACTAAATAGCCTAAGGGCCACAATCTTAAGATTCATCGCCCGTCAGATACGAGATAACAGATCTCGCGTTTGGCGGGCGATTCGCTTTTTATGCCAAACGACAACACGAACACCGGAGCAGGATCGCAGGCCGCGGGAGCCGCCGACCAAGGGGCCGAGGGCCAGGGGCAGCAACCGCAGACGTCCGACGGGACGGGACAAAACACGGGTGCGGGACAGCAACAACCGGGAGCAGGGACCCAGACCTCGCAACAATCGACTGGGGAGCAAACGAAGGAAAAGACATTCACGCAGGCGGACGTTGACCGCATCGTTTCCGAAAGGATCAAGAAGGGCGTAAAGGCCGAACTCAAAAAGATCATCGGCGAGGGTGAACCCGCAAAGATCGAGGATGTCCAGAGACAGTTGAGCGAAAGTCAGACGGAGCTGCGGACCTTTAGGGCACGCGACGAGATCCATGACTTCATCGCCGATCCGGCGAATAAGCTCGCGGTCCGGCCGGAGAACTTCCGGGCGATCGAGAAGCTTGTTCTTGCGGACCTGGAGTTCGACGACGCGGGAAAACCGTCGAACCTGGCCGCGACGGTCGAGGCGGTCAAAAAGCTCGCTCCTGCTCTGTTCTCAAATAGTCCGGGTTCGATCAATGCCGGCGAGGGGAAAGGATCTCCGGTTTCCGGCTTCGATATGAACTCAATGATTCGGCGAGCAGCCGGGAGACAGTAGAGCAATATGCCATACGACAACATTATTTCGCGTTCAGACGCGCAGGCCCTGATCCCGGAGGATGCGGCCCGCGAGATCTGGAAAAACGTACCGCAGGCCTCGGCCGCGATGTCGCTTTTCCGGCCGCGTCGGCTTAGCCGGAATCAGCAGCGAGTGCCGGTCCTCGCGACGCTTCCGCAGGCTTACTTCGTCAATGGCGATACGGGCCTGAAGCAGACGACCGAGCAGCAGTGGGCGAACAAGTTCTTCAACGTCGAGGAAGTCGCCGTGATCGTTCCGATCCCAGAGGCCGTGCTCGACGATGCCGACTATGACATCTGGGAGGAGATCCGGCCGAACATCGTCGAGGCGATCGGCCGCACGGTCGATGCCGCGATCTTTTTCGGTACCAATGCCCCGGCCTCGTGGCCGGATGCGATCGTCGCGGACGCCATCGCCGCGGGCAATGTTTACGCCCGGGGAACGAACAACGCCGCGGCCGGCGGGATCGCGGCCGATATCTCGGACATCATGTCGCTCGTCGAGACGGATGGCTATGACGTTAACGGGATCATCGCGAGCCGGACCTATAAGGGCCGCCTGCGGAACGCCCGGGGCACGGACGGCCAGCCGCTGATGGACATGCAGGGGAACGTCTACGGCATCACGCCGCAGTATCCGCTCCGCGGCATGTGGCCCACGGGGACGAACGCGGCCGAGCTGATCGTCGGCGACTATACGCAGGCCTATATGGCGATCCGGCAGGACATCACCTACAAGGTGCTGACCGAGGCGGTGATCCAGGGGCAGGACGGGGCGATCATCTATAACCTCGCCCAGCAGGATATGGTCGCACTCCGCGTCGTTTTCCGCTGTGCCTGGCAGGTGGCAAACCCGATCAACTACGATCAGCCGACCGAGGAGGATCGTTATCCCTTCGGCGTTCTCCGCTCACCGAACGCCTAATGTCGCTTACGGCAGAAGAGCAGCGGGCCTTGAACTATAACCAGAGCACGAAGCGCCGTGCCCTGGCCGTCAAGGCCCGAAAGAAAAGGCTTCGCGGGAATGAGCAGGCGGCCGCCGATCTATCGGCGAACACCGAGGCACTGACCCGCGAAGGCCTGAAAACCGGAAGGCAGAAAGACCTGATCCGCTATGACAAAAGGTTCGATTACACGCTATCGGACGACGACTAGACGGGTCGCATAGGAGAAGAAAAACATCATGGGCGAAAAGGCACCATTAGTTCAGAAGATCTCGGTCACGACGCCGAACGTCGCCGCGGGATCGACCGATTCATTCGCGATCGGCGAGGCCGCGTTTGACGGCGAGGTCACGGCGATCTCTTTCATCCCGGACGCGGCAGCAACGGGCGACAACACGAACAAGCGGACCTACACGGTCGTCAACAAGGGCCAGAACGGCTCCGGAACGACGGTCCTCGGCACGCTTGATCTGGTCACGGGAAACAACCTCGTTGCGTTCGACGAGAAGGCCTTTGTGCTTTCGGCGGTCGAGGGGGCACTCGAGGTGAACGCCGGCGACGTCCTCGCACTCGTCTCGACCCACGCGGCCTCGGGCCTCGCGGATCCGGGCGGCACCATCCAGGTGACGATCGAGCGGGCATAAGGCCCGGCGGTTTTGGCGGTGCGGGTTTCGGCCCGCACCATTTTGACGCCGGACGAGCGGGTCCGGAACGGAGAAAGAAATGGCAGCTAATCGAAAGATCCGAGAACCGGAATCGGTAAAGGTCCGGCGAATGGCAGACGGCGAAATTCGCACCATCAGCAAAAAGGCCTGGGAGTCGGTCCTGAACGGCAAAGAAGGCTTTGAACTCGAGGTCGAGCGGCCGAAGAGGCTGGCCGGCGAGAAGGAAGCTCCGGCCGCGGGCGGCGCCTCGAACGAGAAGGAAAAATAGGCACGATGGCCTTTACGGAAACCGAGAAATTGAGCATCAGCAAGATCCTCGGCATGCCGCCGACGCTGCTCGATGCTCATTTGTCGTCTCTGGGCACGGACCTTACCGAGGCACGTGAAACGGAGGTCCGGGCGGAGCTGACGAGGTGGACGACCGGCAAGGTCGGTTCACAGTTCTACTCGCTGACGCCGACGGATTCGAACCGCGGCCTAAACCTTCGGACAGATTCGGCAAAGGCGGACGTTCGCAGAAACATTCGCGTGATCCTCGAGATCCTCGGCGATGAGGGCGTAGGCGGAATGGGGACGATTCAGGTCGGGCAATAACGGGCGATGTCGACGGAGATCAACACAATTTTCAACGAGATCGTTGTCGGCGAGGTGAACTCGATCCTGACCGATATCTTCGCCCCGGACGGCGTTCGCTGCTTCCTTCTTCGCCGGGCCGGCGAGACGCAAAAATTTTCGGTGGTCCGCGAGCTCGAGGTGGGCTTTCTGGCCGAGTACGACAGCTTCCGCGGGCAGATGAGATTCAGCGTCGGTTCGGCGGAGGATCTCGATGACGATTTCGCCGCGGCGACGGATATCGCCTACGGCGTCCCGACCGAGGCCGGGCAAATGGAAGTTTACAGTCTCGGCACGGGCGACGAGCGGGACGTTGTTTCGCCCATCGACGGCCGCGGCTGGCGGGCCTTTGCGACAAAGACCCGGCACGAGCGGTTCACGGTTCCGGTGCCGGATCCCGAGCCATAGCGAATGTTTGCAGTCACACGAAAACTCGACTCAAAGATCTTCCAGGGCACGGCCCGGCGGCAGGCCTTTGCCAACTTCGTCGGCCGGCAGGCGAAGGACTTCAAGGCGGTGACCAAGCGCCGGATGATCGAGTCGAAACCGGCCGGCCGTCTGTATCCGCGAAAACGCGGGGCGGGCTTTCGGCGTTCGCACCGGGCTTCGGCCCGCGGCCAGCGTCCGGCGATCGACACCGGGAAGCTGCTCAATTCGATCCAGGACCGGCGGCTCGGCGAGTTCAAAGCCGAGGTCTTTGCCGGGGCGGAATATGCGAAGTACCTGCAGAGCGAACGGCTCGATCGGCCGATCATGGACGAACGGGATGCGGGCGAGGCACAGGCAAAATTCAACCGCGAGGCGGTCCAAATGATCCGAACGCTCACCTGAAACGGAAACGATGTCCCTTGATCGCGAAAACGAACTGCTCTGCCGAAAGGCCCTCGCGGACCTGATCGCGACGGTCCCCGAGGCCGGATACGTGGTTCCGGCTGCACGGTACTCAAGCGGGATCGAGGACTTCTGGGCCGTTGCCGACCCGAACAAGGACACGCGGAACGAGCTCGAGACGTCGCTGATCGCCGCGACGTGGATCTATCCGCTGATCTTTGCAGACGATTTCGCCTCGGGCGGGCATGACTCGCCGCTGGTCCGGTTTACTTACGAGATCTATCTTTTCCGACAGTACGGGCTCGAGCGTGAGGACGAATCGGAGACGCCGATCGTTTTCGATTCGAAGGTCCTGAAAGAGCACAACGACTTTGTCGCGGCCTGGCTCGGGATCAAAGAGGCCTTTCAACGCGAGGCGGTGATCGCCGAACTCGACCCCGCAGTATTTGCCGAGCGAAAAACGGGTCCGGTCGTGCAGGTCGAGAACATCGCAAACCAGGCGGTTTGCGAGTTCGTGCCCGGGGCCGTGGGTTATGCGGTCCGGCTGCAGGAGACGTTGAGACTCAAGTTAAGGGAGTGTTGATGATGAAGGAAAACGACAATGCGAAGGCTTTTGATGGAGCAGACGATCTGGAAGCTCCGGCCGCGAAAGTGGCTTCGGACGTTTCTGGATCTGTGGAACGAGCAGACGATCCTCCGGCGCCGGCGAAGAACATCGTCTTCGTTCGGCGGGAGCGGGTTTATCGCGACGGACAAGAGGAACATGTCCCGGCCGAGGCTCCGCGAACGATCCGCGACGGCGACCGGGTCTTCGAACTCCCGGACAGCAAGACGCAGAGGGACGGGTTCTATCATCCCGAGGCGGCCCGTCTGATTCGGGCGTTTCCCGATAGTTACAAGGCCTACACGGAAAAAGGGGCTTAATGACAGTTTCAATGGGTTATATTCCGAACATCGGATCGGGCGTAAACGACGCTGGAACGTCGTCACGCCCTGACCAAAATCTACTGATTAGGAGTAAATTTGTGGCTGACTCTACATTAACCCGTCCGTGCACGATTCCAAACTGCGGTCGCAAGCCCTTCTCACGGGGCCTTTGCTCAGGTTGCTACCAACGCCTACGCAAATCAGGCGAACTGCCTCGAAGAACCCCTTTGTACACGCTGCCGTGTTCGATATTAGGTTGCGGCAATAAACAGTCGTACCGGGGGATGTGCGAAAAGCATGTTCAACGGCTCCGAAAATACGGCGACGCAAACTTCGTCTGGAATGATCATGGGGAGGGTAACACCCCGGAACTACGCTTCTGGTCCCGTGTCAAAATAACGGCGGACCCGAATCGGTGCTGGGAGTGGAGCGGGTCAAAAACGCACCGACGGTATGGCTGGGTAAAGTGGCAAGGCAAGAACTCATCGGCCCACCGCGTCTCGTTTTTCTTGGCGAACGGACGATTCCCCATGCCGGGGAATGTTGTAAGGCACGTTTGCGATAACCCGCCATGCTGTAATCCAAACCATTTAGTTGAAGGATCGGTGATGGACAACACGCTCGACAAAATCCGCAGAGGCCGCATTAAACGTGGCTCCGCGACCCTTAAGTCACGGTTAACCGAGGCCGACATCCCGGTGATTCGCCGAAGGCTTGAGGCGGGCGACACAGTCGTCTCGATCTCCCGCGATTTCAAAGTGGCGAGAAGCACGATTCAAGCGATCAGAGACGGTCGGACGTGGACTCACGTTAAGGAGAATGAAAAAAGATGAACACGAGAAACGTACTGACAGACCGTTTTTTTGTTGTGAACAATGCCGGCAAGGTTCAATCGGCGATCGGCGTCCCGCTGGTCAACGGCGACCTGGACACTCGCGATAAATGCACGGTGACCCGGGAAGAGATCGTTACGCGTCGCGATTATCGCGACTGCCGGGACGAGGACCTGATCGAGGCGAAGATCGATTCGAGGCTCGCCCGATACACGCTCGACTACGCCGAGGTTACTCCGCAGATCATCGCACGGTGGTCGGCCATGCTCCTCGGAGCGGCCGCCTCGCCGACCGGAAGTCCCGCAAATGAGGTACAGACGCTGACCCGCTCGGGAACGGTGGACGGCGGGACGTTCACGATCGCCCTTACGCTTGAGGGTCGGACCGTGACGACGAAACCAATCGCCTGGGACGCGACGACAGCCGCGATCCAGGCGGCTCTTACGGCCGCGCGGATGCTTTTTGTTCAGCCCGGCGACGTGGTCGTGACCGGCGACTGGACGGGCGGCATCATCCTCACCTTCCCGAACACGGGCCGGCTTGGCAGGGCGAACCTTCCGCTCGTCGTCATTGACGATGCCGCGATCACGGGCGGCGGCGGGATCGACGCGGCGGAGACAACGCCCGGAGCCCAGAGGTTCCATGACTTCTCGCGATCGACGAGCCGCGTAAAGCCGCGCGTGACCTTTGCCCTCGGGTGGGACACGGACACGGATCGCGTCGAGAAATACGCCGATTACGTTGTGGAGGCCGTTAACCCGGCAACCTCGCTCGACGGCAACGTGACGCTCCAGGTGCAGCTGCTCGGGCCGTGGGAGTACGATTCGATCGAGACGGCTTTCGATATCCCGGAGTGCGTCAACATCGATCCGCTCCAGGCCCGCGATTGCCGGATCCAGATCGACGGCGAATGGCAGACGGTCGATATCAATTCGATCAACCTCTCGGCGAACGACAACGTGCCGACGGACCGGCTTTCGGCCTTCCCGTTCGACGGGATCGACGTTCAGAATCTCGAACGCGGCCGCCAGCCGGCTTACGGAGTTTCGGCCTCGATCTTCGGCTCCGAGGTCGATTCGATCTATCAGCTCGCGCAGAACGAGCGGACCGAGGATCCGGTCGATGTGAAGGTGCATTTCGGCTTTCCCGGCAATCGCTGCACGTGGAACCTGCCGAAGACGGAGATCCGCTTTCAGTCGAACCGTTGGGGAACGGCTGGCGAGGCTCAGTACGCGACGATCCAGCTTGAGGGAGTGCCGTTCAAAGACGGCTTGAACGCCCCGCTGAACGTCGAGGCATACCTCGACCAGGCGACGGCGTTTCTGGCCACTTAGCGGCCAAGGATGAGGGAACCGGGGGCCGTCAGGCGGCTCCCGGGACAATTGAGAAAAGGAGAATTTCAGTGCCAAGAACGATAAAGATCAGTGCCGGTTACCAGGAGATCAATCCGATATTCCACCTACGCCGGATAACTCAAGAAGAAGAGAGCGAGTTCTTCGCGAAACTTGCGGCGTCGGCGGATCTAAATGACCCCGCTGCGAAAGAAGCACACCATTTCGAGTGCTCTCGAGAGGCCCTGAAGTCGTGGGCTGCCGAACGGCTGACAAAAGGAATCGGCGACGGAACCGAGCCATTCTTTGGTAATTCTGACAGCGAGGCCGGTTCGCCTGCTCATGAGATCGACCGGTACCTGAATGACTGTGCAGCCCGCGGCGAGGACATTGGTCGGATCGTCCGAGCGGTTGTGAACCAGTACCTCGAACGGCTGCAGCCGGCTGTAAATTTTTGGTAGCCTTTCGGCTCGCCTGCGAGGCATGGTTTCAATTTCGGCACGCGATCGAAGCCCTTGGCCCGGAATACGATCGGTGCCCTGCTCTATGTCCAAGGGACTTGTCGAACGGAAAGCGGATCAGGTTGAGTCCGTGCGACAAATGCCCAAGGCGGCTTCGGCACACCGAATTTGAAAGAGCGACCGAAAGGCTTTGGGAGACGAATCTGAGCGGAGCAGACCGGAAAGGCATCGGCTTTCGCGAAATGGAAGAGCAGATTCACCGAACGATCGTTGCAAGCCAACTACCTGAAAGCAAGCGACCGGCCACCACGGGAGCCTTCATAACAGCGTATGAGGCCGAAAGGGCACGCTTCAAAGAGTATATTCGCCGAACCGGCGTTTCCGGCTAATCGAAGGAAACATGGCCAACGAAGTCAGAACAGTCTTTATCGCGGACATTACGCAGTTCGAGCAGGCACTTGAGCGGTTCCAACGGCGGATCGAAGAGGTTTCAAACAAGACCCGTCCGACGAACATTGAAAAGCGGTTATCGGGCCAACTGGAGCAAGGCATCGATCGAGCAATCGCCGCGGCGGCGAAGCGTGCCCGCGTCTCATACGATGAAATGGCCGCACGGGTTGCCGCAGCATCCAAGACGGCGACCGCGTCGGTTGATGATTTCGGATCCGCGATCAATAGGGCTGCCGCAAAAGCCCACGAACTCCGCCAAAACCTTAGAGACACAACGACAATCGCATCGAGAAGCGACCTGCGCGTCTGGCAAAGCTACGCCACGGGAGCGAATGCGGCCGCTGTCCAGGCCCGGAATCTGTTTGTTCGGCTAAAAGACATTCACGCTCTAGCCTCGCGAACCACGGATGCCCGCATGCTTTCGTCGCTTCGAGAACAGGCCCGCACCGTCGAAGCTCAGATCGACCGACTGGACACGAAAATGCGGCGGGTAGCTGCCGGCCGGGCAGACGCCGCGGTGCGTGCTCCTGGAAGGATAGACGGCGGAGCTCTTTTGGGCGCCGCCGGTGCTTTGGGCGTACCCGGTGCGGCTCAGGCGACCGCTGGCGTAGAGGCGGCAGCTCTGCTCGGTGTTTCTACGGCTGCTCTCGCTACGCTTGCCGCCGCAGCGGCCGCGATCGCTGCCGCGAAGGTTGGATCTGAGTACATTCGCGATCAGGCGGAAAAGCGGCTCCGGATCGAAGAAGGGATCGCGGCCGCAATGAACAAACAGGCGCTGACCACCCGCGAGATCGGTGCGAACCTCGAAAAGCAGCTGCAGATGGCCGCGAGTGACCGTCAGTTCTCGCGGTTTTTGGGGAGTAGTTCGATCAGCGACCTTGAGCGCCGATTCACGGACATCAAACGGCTTCAGGACCTTAGCCCAAACACCCAACGCGGGCCGAACGGTGAGCCCGTCGAGTCTGAGCAGTCGATCCAAAGACGAAAAGAACTCCTTGCTATTGAGGAGCAAATTGCGAAGCTCCGAGAACGTTCAACGACCTCGGCCGATCAGGCATTCGCGCAACGGTTCGAGAACTGGAAGAAGGCCCAAGCGGACGCCGCAGAAGCCGCTAAACGATTTGCTGAGTCTGTGAAAGCGGGCGAGGAGAAGGTGAAAGAACTCGGGCAGGTCTACCGCAGAACCTTCGAAGATATAGCAAGGCGGGCGAACGCTGACAATCCGTTCGTCCAGGTGTTCATGGATGCCGATGAAAGCCTGCGGCGACTTCGGGAGAACCTCCGCGGCCTCCCGAAAGAATTGCAGGACCTAGCGACTCGGGCACAGCAGGCGATCAGCTCAAGGCAGTTATTCGAAGCCCGGCTAGAAAATGCGATGCAGGTGTTCGACCTTCGAGAGGTGGTCCAGAGGTTCCGAGACGACACTCCCGATCGACGAAACTTTGCTCAGAATAGGCTTGACCGAGAGATCGAGGAATTCGAGCGTCGTCGATCGCTCGGCGTGATCATGAACGACGAAGCGCAGCAGGAATCGTTCCGCCGCCGCCAGCGCCTTATCGAACAGCGATTTCCGACCGACAGTCCTTCTGCCCGTTTAGACCGGCTTCTCGAAAGCATGGACCGTATTCGGCCGGAGGACTCCTCGCAGCAAGCGATCTTAGACATGCGCGTCGTGCGGTCGGCGTCCGCAATCGATCCGTCACAAATTCGTGGCGACCAGAGGGAAAGAATTGCGGCCGCGGCCGAACGATCCGCTGAACGGGAGGAACGCCGCTTCCGTGAGGCTCTTGACGTACAAAAGCAGATGCTGCGGTTCAGCGAGTCGATAGACGCGAACCAGAAGCGGCTCCTGGCGATCGCCGAGCGGGGCGGTATCCAAGGCGTCGAGGCGGCGATCACGATCCGTGACGAAACGGCGGCCGGGGTCGATGTTTTGCGACGCGGCTCACCGGGCGACGTGGCGGCGAGGTATGACCTAACGCAGAGAGGCCCGGGAGGACTTTCGAACTTCTAAGAGCGATGTATAACGCGGTTCAGATCGAAGATCTCTATCTCACGTCGGACGGGACGTCGGGCGGGTTGCCATGCCGGGTCGAGATAGACGGCATTGCTCGCCTCAGGCCGGCCTTTCGCCGGACGGTCGTTTTGCCAATCGAGGGGAAGCCCTTCGCTCAGCTCTTCGACAATCTCATTGGCGAGCAGCTAACGATGTCGATCTTCGTCCTCAA